CTAACGCAGAAGTTTTGAATGGAATACACGGTATGCGCTTTATTGATAAAATGAAAGGCACTTCTTCTATGGGCTTTCCTTTATCCGGAACATTGTCTGAATATATTGAAGGGCCAGAAGGCTGTAAACGTTTTAAAAAAGAAGCAGAGTTTTTGTGGGATCGCGTGACTCAAATGGAAGAAGACTATATTAAAGGAAAAAGGTGTTATCCTGTTTTTACGGCACATTTGAAAGATGAACCAAAAAAAATAGGCAGTGAGAAAGTGCGAGTATTTTTTGGTGCTTCAACAGACCTTAAACTAATTGTCCGCAAATACTATCTACCTATTGTTAGGTTATTATCTGAAATGCCATTAATGTCAGAATGTGCTGTTGGGATTAATAGTCACGGTACAGATTGGGGGGAAATGATTTCACATATTTCATTTCATGGTGAAGATCGGATAGTTGCTGGTGATTATTCTGGATACGATCAACAATTGCCGTTGAATGTTACTCAAGCTTGTATGGGTATTTTAATTCAAATGGCTGAAGATATTGGATACGATACTGAGTCCTTAATTATTATGAGATCTATTGTTCCTGATATTACCACACCTGTTGTCAATTTTTATGGATCATTGATAATGTTGATGGGAGGCAATCCTAGCGGTCAAAATTTGACTGTTTATTTAAATTCTTTAGTGAATTCTATTTTGTCACGGTGTGCATTTTATAGTTTGGCACCTTCTCAGAACTTTGCTTATTATCGGAAATATGTACACCAAATTACATATGGAGATGATGATATTGGTTCTGTTTCCACTTTGTGTCCTTGGTTTAATTCTGTTTCTAAAGCGGAAGTATTACATTCTTATGGGTTAACATATACACCACCTTCGAAAACTGGTTCTCATGTAGCTTATATGGATTTAAAAGATGTAGATTTTTTAAAAAGGAAAAACGTATATATTCCTGAAATTTCAGCATGTATTGGTGCTTTAGAGGAGGATTCAATTATGAAATCTTTGTCACATGGAATTCCTTCCAAAGAAATGACTGAAGAGGAAATATTTGGGCAAGTAGTTGATGGAGCTTTACATGAGTATTTTGCTCATGGTAGAGAAAAATACGAAACTTTTAGGGAAAAAGTTTCTGAATTTTTAATTAGACATAATTTGCAAAGGTTTTCCCAAACCTTAGATGTAGATTTTGATGCACGTATAGAAAGATGGCGTGCAGATCATTGTGTCGAACATTAGTGTATTGGATACCGTATAGTTTTCGCAACACTATATAGGCTTGCACTAATTGAGCGAATTTCATCATGAAACTCGTTATTTTTGAGTTAAGGTAACGTTTTATATGACTCACTAACACACAAGGAGGGAGTTCACCCTCGAAGTCAAACAATGAACACCCCTGGAGTATAGCCGGATTTACTCCTCCGGAAGGGCTGGATAGCCCGATGTATTCTGATTCCCAGGATTCACTTAGGCAACGCGATACACAACGGTTTGTTCCTAATGGACATTGCATCGCGACTCACTGCAATCCAAAATATTATGGATTATTATCACAGGGTAGAACGACAACGTACTGGCCGTCTCATATGTGTCATGTATGTTGCGTTGGTGCTTCTTTGCCTCAATTCGTGCCTCAATCTGGTATATTTTATACTGGAGAATATTATGAAGGTGTCATAGTATTACCAGAATTTGTTTACCCTGATGGTAGTTTGATAATTGATGCAATTAAAGAAGTTATACAGAAGAAACTCGATTATGATTTGTATTTTGAAACAGGAGATTTTTCTTTACCAATGCCAGATAGTGATTTTTATGCTACTGCTTTGAATACTGCTAAACGATTTTTAAAAAGATACCAGGAAGCTAACACTTTTGTAGCACCACAACAAACAAAAAAAACACCTCAGTCTGGTGTATTGACATCAGAAAGCTTGGTTAAAGATAAAAAACAAGTTTTGACCACTTTTATAAATGACACTACATCAGAAGAAGTATCATTCGATACGGATCATGAGAGAACA